AGTATGTTCTAAAAATGGTATAATATATGATACATTTGATTGTAGAGATAGAGAAGTCGAAGATGTTTGGTTGGTAAACTAGGCATCTTCACATATATTGCTTGATGGTGAAATGGCAACACATCGGACTTTGACTCCGACATTTCTAGGTTCGAATCCTAGTCAAGCAACCAATGTGTCTGTAGCCAAGTTGGTAAGGCAAGTGACTGCAAATCACCAATCGTAGGTTCAAATCCTATCAGACACTCCATATCGATTTTAAGGACATAATTTGTCCTTTTTTTTGTTTTTATGATATAATTTAGTAAAAGGAGAAAGATAATATGGCAAAGACTGATATAGGTGGTGTATGGCGTACAGTTGGTGGTAGAAGAATATTTATTAAAGATGGTGAAGATTTAGAAACTGCTATGAAAAAGAGTGGTAAGTTTAAAAAAGAAGAAATAAAAGAAAAAAAAGAAGAAAAAGATTTATCATATCAAGGAAAAGAAAGTGATAAGGCACCAATAACTGGTAAAACTGCTGATGTAGTAATAAAAGAAGTTGAAAAATGGGAAAAAGAAGGTAAAAATTCGGTAGTTATTGAAAGAAATAAAGAAGCAATAGAAACTTTAAAAAAAATTGAAGGAAAGCCTGATGAAAAAATAAAAATATATAGAGCAACACCTAGTGACGAAATAAATGATGGAGATTGGGTTTTTTTAGATAAACAACATGCTGAAGATTGGACAAAAACACCATTTGGGCAACAAAAAATAGGATTTAAGGTTGTAGAAATGGAAACTGAAGCAAAAAATGTAGAGTGGACAGGTAAAAATTTAGAATTTGCATATAGAGAACCAAAGCAACCGTCTATTAATGTAAAAGATTATTCAAAATTAACTAGAAAAGAAATGGCAACAATGCTAGTTGATGACCAAATTAAAAGAGGAATAGTAAAACCTGAAAGTAGAGAAAAACAAATTCAAGCAAGATTAACAGGTCAATTTAAAATGAGTGAAATGGATTTAAGAAATTATATAAAAAAATATTTTAAATAGTGCAATTTTGCACTTTTTTTATTTTATGATATAATACTTACAGAGTTCGAAAGAACTTTATCGATTCACACGTGGACGAGACCACGAAAAAAAGCGAAGGGAGAAGATATTATATGCGTGAATTTTTAAAAGGACTTGATTTGGATAGTGAACTTATTGATACTATCATGGCTGAACACGGCAAAATCATTACAGGTTTAAAGGAACAAAATTCTTCTTTAAAAGAAGAAAACAAAACTTTAAAGAATGAAAATGAAGAATTAAAAAAAGTTGATGTTGAACAAATCAAAAAGGAACAATTTGATTTAGGCAAGGCAGAAGGTAGTCAAGAAGTAGAAACTTTCAAAAAATCAATTGCTTTAAAAGAAGCGTTAAAAAACACAAAAGTTAAAGACGCAGATTTACTGTTAAAACTTATTAGTGATGATAAAATAAACTATGAAGAAAAAGACGGTAAATATGAAGTCAGTGGTTTAGATGAACAAATTTCTGAAATAAAAAAAACACATGAGTATTTATTTGAAGCAGAAAAAAGTGAAGAGAAACCACCACAAAGAATTAACGTAGGGGATACACATACAACAACACCTACAAACCAACCTACAACATTAGTAGGGGCTTTAAAAGAAGCATACAATAAAAAATAAAAAAAGAGGAGAGATAAAATATGGCTATAACATTAGCAGAAGCAAAAGTCGGTATGGCTGATAAAGTCGACCAAACTGTTGTTGATACATTTAGACGCTCTAGCGTACTATTAGACAAACTTGTATTTGACAACGCAATTTCACCAGGTACTGGTGGTTCAACATTAACATATGGTTATATTCAATTAAAAACACCATCAACAGCAAGTGTTAGAACAATCAATAGTGAGTATACACCAGGAGAAGCAAAAAGAGAGGAAAAAACTTCTAAAGCAATTATAATGGGTGGTAAATTCCAACTTGACCGTGTTCTTATTGGAACAAGTGGAGCAGTTGATGAATTAGCGTTCCAAGCAGAAGAAAAGATTAAAGCAACTTCAAACGAGTTCCATAATCTAGTAATTAACGGTAATAGCGCAAGTACAGGAAGTGGTGTAGTTAATACATTCGATGGTCTTGACAAATTACTAACTGGTACTGAAACTGAAATAACTTCAGCAGTAGATGTTTCTACAAGTGCTAAAATGGACACTGGTTATAACGCTTTACTTGATGAAGTAGATGCTTTCTTAACAAAACTAGCAGACAAACCAACAATGCTATTAATGAATGAAGATTTACTAACTAAAATGAGAAGTGCTGCACGTAGAGCAGGCTATCACAAATCTGAAAGAGATGAGTTTGGTAGAATTGTAGAATATTATAATGATATTCCAATGGTTGACGTTGGTAAATATTATAACGGTACAACAACTGTAAATGTAATACCAACTGATTCAACAACTGGTAAAACTGATATGTATGCAGTTAAAATTGGATTAGATGCATTCCACGGAATTAGTCCAACTGGTTCAAAAGTAATTCAATCATTTATGCCAGATTTAAACGCACCAGGTGCAGTTAAAGACGGTGAAGTTGAATTAGTTGCTGGTGTTGTATTAAAGAACTCTACAAAAGCTGGAGTATTAAGAGGAATCCAAGTTAAGGCTTAGTGATAACTATGAAAATACTTAATAAATCAGACAATATAATTATTGATGTTGAAGATAAAACTAGAATTGAAAAATTATTAGGTTATCCAGACAAATTTGAAATTGTTAAAGAAGAAAACAATAAACCAGTAAACTTTGAAGATGAAGAAGTAGAAGATACTACTTTTGAAGAAGAAAACAATGAAGAAAAGCCTAAAAAAGGCAAAAGATTATAATAAAGGAGGGCATTATGGAATTTGAAGGACAATACCTAACTTATGAAGAATATAGGGCTTTAGGTGGTACTTTAGACCTAATGTCCTTTAATTTATTAGAGTTTAGAAGTCGAAAAGAAATTGACAATCGAACTCAAAGTAGATTAAAAAAACTTTCAAACCAAGTACAAGAAGTGAAAATATGTGATTTTGATTTAATTAACAAGATAAATAAATTTATTAATAGTGAAGAACGGAATTTAAATATATCAAGTGAAAGCACAAATGGGTATTCAGTAACTTATAATGATATAAGTAAAGAATTTACAGATATTCAAAAAAAAGATATTGTTAAAACAATAGACAATTATTTGGAAGAATGTAAATTAGATAATGGTGTACCTTATCTTTATAGAGGTTAATATGATTACTAATTCAAGTTTGACTGTATATCATAGAAATGGGCTAGATGTTGCTACTCATAATGAATTATGGACTAGGTATAATTATGATAAAGTGTGGTTTTTCGGTGGAAAGGGTGCTGGAATAAACAAAGGATATGACAATGCAAATGATGTGCAAATAAGAATACCTTATGATTCAAATGAAAATTTGGATGTGAACAATTTTGCAATTGGAGATATTATTGTCCAAGGCACACTTAACGTTGATATAGCGACACAAGAAGATTTAGAGAATTATCTTATCTATAATATAACAAGCATTAATAACAATAACTTTGGTAATAATCAACACATTCACATTGGAGGCAGATAATATGCCTGTCAAAATGCAACCTACAAGTAGAATAATGATACATTTAGGCATAGAGCCTAATGGTCGAGTACAAAAATTCTTTACTAATACTTGCCGAAAACACATGGATAAATATGTGCCAATGGATAACGGAGATTTAAGAACTATTATAAAAGTTAAGGCTGATAGTATAACTTATGAATCACCTTATGCTCGATACCAATATTACGGTGTTAGAGAAGATGGCACACATAAAGTTAAAAATTATACAACTCCAGGTACTGGTACTTATTGGGATAAACGAATGGTAAGTGTTGAAATGCAAGACGTTATTAGCGAAGTACAAAAATATGTTGAACGTGGAGGCAAATAATGGAAGTTAATGATTTAAGAATATCAAAGTTAAGAAATTATTTATTTGAAATTATAAATACTCTTACCACAAACAATAATTATCAAATTAATGCTGACTTTTTAGGTAAAAAAGGTGACTTTTCTTTAGATAAGATACCAACCGAAAGCACTGTTGAAAAATGGATAATTGGTGTCGAAATTCATAGAG